CGGCGGTATAATAGGAGTAAGTAATAAAACTTCTTTCGGTAAAGAACTTACTACATCAAAAACATCTACAGGTTGTGTAACACTTCAATCAGGAACTAGAGTTGTTAAATCTTCCATTATTGCAGGTGGAGCAGGAGGAGGAACAGGTTGTGGTGCTGGAGGCGGTGGCGGAGCTGGTGGTCTTTTAAATAAAGAAATAAATGCACAAACAAGTCTTTCATTAACTGTTGGAGGTGGCGGAGCTGGTGGAATAGGAACTAACCCAGCAACTGTAGGAACATCTGGAACAGATTCAACTATTACAGCTTGTGGAACAACTCATACTTCTTCTGGTGGAGGAGGAGGTGGTTCTACTGTTAATTGTGCTGCTATACCTGGTGGTTCTGGTGGTGGAGGTGGTGCTTTTCCAGGAGCAGGTACAGCAGGAACAGGTACTTCTTGTCAAGGTAATGCTGGTGGAAATGCAGGAAGATGTGGTGGTAATGATGCTGGCGGTGGCGGAGGTGGTGCAGGCGCTGTAGGAACAGCAGGTGTTGCTGGAGCTCCAGGTGCTCAAGGAGGCGCTGGCGGAGCAGGTTTAGATATTTCTGGATGTTATCCAGGCACACCTAATTGTGGAGTTTATGCAGGAGGTGGCGGAGGTGGTGCGTGTTCTAATGCATCTCCTGGCTCAGCTGGAACTGGAGGTACAGGTGGTGGTGGAAGTGGATCTGTTGGTAGTCCAGTAGGTGGAACAGGTTCAACTAACACAGGAAGTGGTGGTGGAGGAAACGGTGGACCTTCTTCTTCTAATCCTGGTGGAGCAGGTGGATCAGGAATAGTTATTACAAAAGAATTAAACAAAGCAAGTGGTGTGTGGTCAATGCAATCACAATTTAAT